GAACAACGTGTTTGTAACGACTGGCACGTTTACGGCGGCTGTTTCGACCAGCCCGGCCACGACCACGACTGGCGACGTTCGCGGCACTTTTTTGCCTGCGGACGCCGCCGATGGCACAAAACGCCTGACGCTCTGGATCTTCGTCTTTGACGATGATACACAGACTGGTCTATACGGCGTTACTCAAGCCTAATGATTGGGGCGACCTCCGGGTCGCCCCGATTGTTTGGAGACCGTGATGCGTGCGAAGAAAGATTTCCAGTTCAAGGCCAAGCATAAGAACCCCAAGGGCGGCCTCAGCGAGGCTGGCCGGAAGGCTTATAATGCCGCTACTGGGAGTAATCTGAAGCGTCCGCAGCCGGAGGGCGGCTCGCGTCGCGATAGTTATTGCGCTCGCTCCGCTGGGCAGATGAAGATGTTCCCGAAGGCTGCTAAGGATCCGAACTCCCGGCTGCGGCTGGCTCGTAAGGCATGGAACTGCTGATTGCCGTGACTCTCAAGGGAATGAAATAATGCGCCCCATTATTGTAAGCACCTCTGACGCATCTGGCGGCACAAAAAACTCCAACGTAGCCATTCTTGATTACCTCGGTATGCCAGAAGTATCTCTTCAGGTTGTGGTAACGGGCACAGCTACATGGACTGTCCAGCAGACACTGGATAATCCTAACGCTGAAGGCGTAACGCCCACATGGTTTAACCACCCTGATCCATTCATGGTCACGCAGACAGTCAATCGTCAGGGCAACTATGCCTATATCCCTGTAGCAGTTCGCCTTCAGCAGGTCGCAGGTAACGGCTCTGCAGTTCTTACAATCGTTCAGGCAGGCTTGTTCTCGTAATGTCCTCCGGCCTCTACAGCGGCGTATCCGGCCTTGCGCTCGGCACCGGGCTATACAAGGGCATCTCAGGTCTGTGGAGCGGCGCGAGCGGCTTTGCGGATGGGGCTGGGGCTGCTGAAAGTGGGCCATACCTAATTCTTGACTTCGTGGGTGGCAACGTGCCGTATGGATCAACTCTCAATCTAGACTTTACCGGCCAGATATATAGCGCCTACACCGCTGATCCAGCCGGTCAGGGCTTTCCGAACTTCTGGGCTTGGAGCGACTGATGCCTTTGGTAAATTACGCCTTCGCTGATCTGATCACGTTCACGCGCTCTAGCACGGCTACGTTCGTGGGCAGCAATGGGTTGATCCAGACGGCGGCAATCGATGCCCCGCGCTTCGACTTTGACCCTGTTACGCTGGCTCCGAAGGGCTTTCTGATTGAGACAGGAAGAACAAACTTGCTGCTGTACTCGGCGGAGTTTGACAACGCTGGCTGGTCAAAAACGAACAGCACTATCACTGCAAACGCAACGACCGCGCCTGACGGAACGCTTACCGGAGATAAGCACGTTCCTGCTTTGGCAGCGACTATTGGCGTGGGAGCGTCTGAAACTCGCGTCTTTCAAAGCCCATCAGCAACAAGTGGCACAACCTACACATTCAGTATATACGCAAAAGCGGGCGAGTTTGACCAAATTGAGTTTGCTCTTATTGTAACGCCAACAGCAGTCGCAAAATTTTCACTAACTTCAGGCACGGTGATTTCGGGGACTGATGCCTCCATTACGCCTGCCGGAAATGGTTGGTATCGATGCGCTTTTACTGTAGTCGCCACCGCTACCGGTGCTTTACAGGTGCGATTTTCTGCTCAATCTAGCACTGTTTCGGTTGGCGACGGCACCTCTGGCATCTTCGTCTGGGGCGCGCAGCTTGAAGCAATTAACTTTGCCACCAGCTACATCCCCACTGTGGCCTCCACGGTTACACGCGCAACAGATGGGGCGGTGATGACCGGCACGAACTTCTCAAACTGGTTTAACGCTAGTGAAGGGACGTTTGTCGTGTCAGCATCTGTAATGTTGACAACAGGCAATAGAGGCATTTACGCAGCTTCAGATGGAACAAACAATAATAGGATTTATCTTAACTTAACAAACGCAAATCCAGCCAACACAAACCATTTTATATCGGCATCTAGTGTAACTCAAGCAGACGTAGTAGTTAGTGAACCGATCTCAGCCAACACGGTATTTCGCGATGCGTTTGCTTATCGCCAAAACGATGTAAACGGAGCGACTAATGGCGTGCTGGGAACGGCAGATACATCTGTTACTCTACCTGTAGTAGATCAATTTCGCCTTGGCGCGCGCGGTGACAACGGCAACAGGATTGAAGGCCACCTCCGTAGCATCACCTATTATCCGACGCGTCTCACCGACGCACAGCTACAGGCACTCAGCGTATGATCGACCTTTACCTTGTGGCTGCAACTGAAGATGAGATGGCCGATGCGCTGCTGGCGGCGGGCATCATCAACGACGAGGGGTTCCCGGTGGCTGGCGTGGCAGTTGATAACATTGGGCCGTTCATCCGCGTGACGGGCTACGACGAGGCCGACGAGCCTATCGTCGTGGAATATCCCGGCTGGCACGCAAACCTGCGCCTGATGGAAGACATCGACACCTCGGCGCTTCTGGCTTACATCATAGACATCCCGGCCACGCCATATCGGGTCTGGGCATAACAGGAGTAAATATGATTACTCGTGCATATCAGAACGCTAAGGGCGAGCGTCAGGAAGTCTCGATGACTGCTCAAGAGTGGGAGGTTCTGACCGAAGATCAGCGTCAGGAGATGCTGGGCTTTAAAGCTCCCGCCCCCGCTCCTGCTCCCGCCCCTGTCTCCGCCCCTGTTGCTAAGCCGAAGGCCAAGGGCAAGTAATGCGCGGGCGTAAGGAATCGCGCGTGAATGCAGCAGGTAACTACACGAAACCGGGCATGCGCAAAAAGATGTTTGAAAGCATCAAGGCTCGTGCGGTCCAAGGCACTGGGGCAGGGCAATGGTCCGCGCGCAAAGCACAGCTTTTAGCCAAGAATTACAAGGCCAAAGGCGGCGGCTATGCCGATTAGAAAGCCCCAGCAGTCCCTCAAGGACTGGGGAGATCAGAAGTGGACAACGAAGTCCGGCAAGCCGTCGAGCAAGACCGGCGAGCGCTACCTCCCGCAGGCTGCGATTAAATCGCTGACTCCGAGCGAATATGCTGCTACGACGAAGGCCAAGCGCGAAGGCAAAAAGGCGGGTAAGCAGTTTGTCGCTCAGCCCAAGGCCATCGCCAAAAAGGCGGCAAGGTTTCGATGAGCACTTCGGGCACATATAATTTCGGCACAACCGAACAGATCGATATCATCACGGAAGCCTACGAGCGCGTGGGGCGGAATCCTGCGTCGCTGTCCTCCAACGATATTGACAGCGCCCGTCGTTCAATCAATTACATGTTCTCCGATTGGGCGAACAATGGCCCGAACCTGTGGGCCGTGGATCTGCAGTCGATTGTTCTGACCCCGGGCACGCTTTACTACGATCTGCAGCCCCGCACGGTGTCGCTGCTGCAGGTCTACACGCGAACCCTATCTGGTGGCCAGAACCTCGACCTGATGATGTCGCCAATCAGCCGGGCTGAGTATGATGCCATTCCGTACAAGTCTCAACTCGGCGAGCGCCCGTTCCAGTATTATTTTGAACGCACCATCACGCCGCGCATCTACATCTGGCAGGCGCCGCAAAGCGCAGGCGTCACGCTCTTCTATCATCGCATGAAGATTCAAGAGGATGCCGGCGCATTCACGGATAGCATGGATGCGCCGAACCGCTGGATGGAGGCAATCGCCGCCGGGCTCTCCGCCAAGCTGGCCGTGAAGTTTGCGCCTGACCGTCTGCAGTTCCTTCAGGGCCTAGCCGATGGCGCCTATGATCGCGCTGCTGCGGAAGACCGTGAGCGCGTGCCGCTTCGTATCACCATCGATCCCACTGGAGGCTACTGATGCAGTACGCATATGGACGTGGAAAGAAGCATCGAACCGGGCCCGAGTTTGACGCGAAGGATCCAAGAGCTATCGCAATCTGCGATGGCTGCGGCTTCCTCGTGCAGCACACTCACCTCCGGGAAAAGAAAGACTATCGCGGTGGCTCAACTCCGGTTGGGTTGAAGATCTACGTCTGCGCCTCGTGCGACGATGTTCCGCAGCCCTACTTCAGCCGCTTGCTGCTGCGGCCCGATCCTGTGCCGGTGAAGAACCCCCGTCCCGATTCGCAGGATGCGCAGACGGACGCTCAAGAAGTCGCCGCTAACGCTTTCTCGCTTTACCTGAATCAGCTATACGGATTGGCGTAATAAGTTTCGCACTCAGCGGGACTGACGGAGGAACTTTCTGATGGCCCAGAGCGGCTTCACCCCCATCCAGCTATACCGCTCGACCACTGCGGCTGCGGTACCCTTGGCAGCCAACCTTGTGGCTGGAGAATTGGCGATCAACCTCGTCGACGAGAAGCTGTACTTCGAGAACAATGCCGGTGTCGTCAAAGTGTTGGCGGACTCGACATATATCGGCACCGTCACCTCGGTGAACGCCTC